TGTAGGACCGCATTCGCGCCGATGCCAAAGCTACCTTTGAACGTTGCTGCACAGTTCATGGTCAGCTGGATGGCACTGCTCTCAGAACCTAAGCTGAACCGAGTGAGAGAATATAAATTCTGTGCCATAGGCTAATTCACCGCCAGTCTGATTGCCCCCTGTGCGATGTTCGGCATACGACCTACAGTCAGAGTCATTGCAGTGGTCAGGGCCAGTTTCCAGACAGGCTGACCGCCGGACTCTGCGTTAAACAGAGCGGTGTACACCCATGTGCCCCAGTCGGTAGTCGGACGGTTAAATGCTGCTTCCACGCTGTTCTCCACCCTCATCTGACCGGAGGAGGCTTCTTCCGGAGCAGTCAGATCCAGCATGACTCTGGCGTAGTTGTTGCCGCTCAGCTCTGCGCCGCCGCTTTCCGGATCACCATTGTAAAGCGCCGCATACAGATTAAAGCCCTCCACGGAATAACCTCTGAGCACATTCAGATACTTCTCTTTGAATGCGGTGGTCAGATTGCCGCTGAGAGTGTAAACGATAGAACCGGCAGTGAACACCGGAGCCACACCCGCAGTGATCTGCAGAGCGTCAGTCAGCTCACCATACGCCCACATGTTGCCGCCGGTCAGAGAGTCCATCAGAGCGATAAACTTCACGGTGCCGGCATCGATGTCAGCAGAGGCGAAAGTCAGCTGAGTTTCATTCTGAATGCTGATGGTGTTGGAATTGGAAGCCACGGCCGCCGGGGTGGAGAAGGTAACCGGGATTCGAGCGTACTCGCCATAGGTAACCTCAGTTCCTGCGGTGCCGGTTTCTGTTGGATTGGTCAAAAAAAGCGCCAGATACATCGTACCCGGCGCGGTCAGTGCGATGCCTCTCATGCTGTTGAGGATCGCTGTTTCAAAATAGTCAGTTGCGTACAAGCATATCACCTCTTAAAAAATGCTGTCAGTTGGACATTTGTAATGGTCTCTGTGCCTGTGTTTTTCAAAACAATAAGGCACGGAGTTTCCGCCGTGCCCTTGTATTCGATGGGATTGTTGCCGTTAGTCAGCGGCTGGGTGATGGTTTTTCCATAAGCAAAAGGCTCACAGGTAAAAGTCAGCTCCAGACCAATGCGGCCGTTGCCGTCTCTGTCTGCAGTCAGACGTTTCAGCGGCTGATCATCCATCAGCTGACCAACATAGTATTTGTCCGGCTCATCCCAGTTTCGGATCGTGGACTTTCTGGAAAGCAGATAAGCCAGTTCTCTGACTTCTGCCCTGCTCAGCGGCCGGAGTGAAATGCATTTAATGCGATAAGTGCGCTCTTCGTGGTTGCGGCTGCCGTAGTCATAGCGTCCGTCTACTCCGGGAATCGCCTGTTTGCGCTCTCTCCATTTCGGAAAAAGCACATCCTCCGGTGTTCCGAAGAGAAGCCCGAAGCTTTCCTGCAGGCTCACACCATTGAAGAGTAAATCGCCCCATTCTTGTGCCATTATGCTGTCACTCCTTTCGCTCTCAGTTCCTGGGCTGCCTTCTCGCCCATGATTTTGCCGTATCGTTCCGCGGACTCATCGTCCATGCTGCCTGTGATAGTCACATACAGATACATGATCAAACCGCCGGCTGCGCTTCTGCCAGTGCCGAAGAAGTCGCCGCTGTTGCGGTAGGACGCGGTCGGGATCTCCATTCTGTTCTGCAGTCCTGTTGCAACCTCTTCTGCGGCATCATAAGCCTCATCAGCGTAATCCACAAAGCCATCAGCTAAGCCGAACATCGCATTTCCTGCGATCTTATCTCTAAACAATCGTGATGGAGAATGAATATCCCATCCGCTCGTAAAGACGCTCACAACACTGCTCACAATAGACGCCGCTTTATCGTACAACCAACCTGCCAAACTGGAGAGACCGTTCCCGATACCCTGAATGATATTCTGGCCGATCTGGTCGAACTCATAAGACCGACTGCTGAATGCCTGCACAATCGAACTGATGATCTCCGGTACCTTGGAAACCAACTCCGGAATAGCCTGAATCAATCCGAGAGCCAATTTGCCAAGCAGAAGAACACCCTCTGCCAGCATATCCGGACCTCGTTCCTCGATCGTTGTGAGGAGATGGTTCAGTATATTGCCGACAACAGGGAGCAAGTTTTCTCCGACAGTAACTACGGACTGCAGGAACTGATCCAGCAGCACATCGATGTCTGCGTTTGCGTCACCGAGACCAGTTACAAGGTTTGCCCACGCAGCTTTCATGGAATCGATACTGCCGGCGATTGTCGAGCTGGCTTCCAGCGCAGTCGTTCCGGTGATGCCCATCTCAGTCTGAACAACGTGGATCGCTTCGATGATCTGGTCAAAGGATACTTGGTTTACAGTTTCTGCTGTGACAGTAATCGTATCACCCAGAACACCGGAATCATTGATCAAGCGAGCCATTTCGGCCTGCGTGCCGCCATAACCAAGCTTCAAGTTATCGAGCATGGTATAGTTCTGCTTCGCAAAGCCCTGATAAGCGTTCTGGATCATGGACATATCCGTGCCCATTTTGTTGGCGTTGTCGGACATATCGACGATTGCCTGATTGGCTACCTCAGCGGCAGCCGCCGTGTCGCCTCCGAGACCCTGCAGCAGGCTCGCGGAGAAGCTGGTGACCGTTTCCATGTACTCGTTTGCGGACATGCCTGCGGTCTTGTAGGCTTCGTCTGCGTAGCCTTTGACAACGTCAGCACTGGTCTTGAACAGCGTCTCCACACCGCCGACCAGCTGCTCGTAATCTGCGTAACTATCCAGAGCCACTTTGCTCAGTGCGGTGACAGCGGTGGTAGCAACACCGATGCCCGCTGCCGCCACTTTTCCGGCAGTGGCAAGGCCGGATTTTAGCTGAGAAGCCAGCGAAGCGCCGGTGCTTTTTGCCCCTTCGACGCCCCGCTCATATTCGCTGGAGTCCAGCGAGATTTTTGCGTATAAATCAAATAAATTCAGCTTAAATCACCACCAGTCCTGCCCGTGTGATGACGTCCATGACGATCTCATCGCCGCTGCGTTTGTCTTCTTTTGGAGGGTGCAGCACTTCAGTGAAGCATTTCGGCAGATATGCGCTCTCAGAGCCGGCGGTTTTCGCCGTGTTTTCCGTACAGATACGGGCAGCGTCCGCCATATAGTTCTGCCAGAGCTCCAGCTTCATCTGCTCCTCGACCTTCGCCGCAGCGTAGGAGACAAACTGCTCTATGCTTCGGCCTCGGAAGTCATTGGCGCAGATTCGGAGGAAGGCTCCTCGGTCTGCGCAGAGATAAAAAGCTCCATAAAGGCTTTGTCATTGAGTAGATCGGCACAATCTCTCACCAGAGTGGCGAGAGTCAGCTTTTCTGCGTATTCCTCTGCGGGGCAGCCCTCAATGGTGGACAGGATAGCGCTCATATCCTTCTTGTGGCCTTTCAGCAGCTGAGGCAGAGCCTTGGTCAGACGCTGCATGAGGAAGGCTTTCGCCTCCATGCCCTCAGGGACTTTCTTCTTTTTGAACATTTCAGTGGCTTCTTTGTCGCTGGCGATGTTCGCGATCGGTTCGATCAGATCGGCGATGACATCAAAGACGCGGTCGCCCGTCACATCGGACAGTTTCATGTGTTATTCCTCCCTATTCGCCTGCGGCTTCGTCAGTGCCCGCCTGGATGTAAACCTCAAACGGCACCTGCGCCTGATTCTTGATGGAGTAATGACCGGTAAACTCAAATGCAAACTGACCTTTGGATTTGTCGCCGGTCTGGATCTGGAAGCCACCGGTAGACAGACCGTTCATCATGTGGATCGCGATAAAGCCGCCGTTGCTGTCGCCGTTTTTGTCGGAGTAGTCACCTACCCACCACAGGTCTTTGAAATCTTCCTCCAGAATGTCGTTTCGTGGAGTGATTTTGTTGTCGGAAACATCAGCTGCAGCAATCATGTTTTTGATGCTTGCCGCGTTGACGGATACATAAGTACCGGACATCTTGATGTCCCAGGTATCCAGCTCTTTCAGCTCCATCATGTTTTTGGGGCAGTTGTCGATATCTTCGCCCATGTCGATCCAGGAAGGAACGGCAGAGAATTTGATACCGCCGGTGGTCGCGCCTTCGATGCCGCTGACCTCTGCAGTCTCAGGGTCAAAGCTGCGCATCAGCACGCCCGCATTCAGCTGCAGTTCCTTAAAAGTAGATTCAGGAATCTGTGTGAATCTCAAAAGGTATTCCCCCTTTAGCTAATTGTTAAGTATTCCGCCGACAGATTGATGTATCGGCGTTTTACGTTTGCGTCCGACGCATCGGACAGATTCTGACAGAACGGAGAGCCCCGTTTCAGCCAGACAGAACCGCCATCACAGCTCAGCAGAACGCCGCCCAGTCTGATGGCATCAGAGAGCTCCTGAGCTTTGGCATTGGGTTCGGCTTCCGTGCCGCCGTAGTACCAGAGGTTCACTGTGATCGGCGCTTCGCCGTCTCCCCATGCGCTTGTGGAAAGCTCATAGGTCAGGCAAGGCAGTTCCGCATCCTTTGGCACAGCAGTGGCAGCGTAGGCATCCAGACCAAAGCCGGACAGGAATTTGTGAATCGCTGCTTCTTTCGTCATGTCAGTTCCCACTCCTCTGCTGTAACCCTTGCAAAAGAAAAGGACGCGCAGGCAGGAGTCTGTCTGTCACGTCCGTCGCTTGTGATTCGGAATGTTTTGCCGTCAGAACAGCGGCGGATCACCGCCTGATGCTGCAGCTGTACGGCTTTGTCTGTGAACACGCTGAATACTTTGCTCAGATGCTCGGTTTCGGCTCTGCGGATCTCGCCGGTGCTCTGGTGTACGATGGCAGCCATGAACACGCTGTCAGTCTCCCAGATATCGCGGTGACCGCCTTCGCCGTCCGGCTCTCTGGTGGCTTTCAGCAGTTCAAAAGGCTCCATTGCCTCTAAAATAAGCATCTGGCCTTCCTCCATTCCTTCATGTCACTGGCAAAAGCTTCGCGCCATGTCAGCGGTTTTCCTTT